GGGGAATGTTCCGACTAAGAGGATCAGTAGGTAAACTGTCTACGCAACTCTGCATAGCATCACTTCCGTGACTAGTTTATACCGTGCACGTCACAGTCTATAACGTACAGGCACCCGGTGTAGAACTACAAGTACTATCGGTCGACCTATGGTTGGGCCGCTGTATGAGTAGTACCCTTCTACGGGTGTTTGGGTTGAGGAGTAAAGCTACCTTGTAAGATTACTTTATTGCCTTATGGCAGTAGAGATTAAATCTCTAAGGGAACGTCGGAACGTTCTTACCCATAGGGCCTCTAGGAGTTCCCCTTCGGGGGGCCTAGAGCGGAATCCAAAATCGTCACGAGTAGAGAAATCTGGGAAAGATTTCACCCCTCGGTATCGACTGACTAGGAAATTCCAAAGCTCGAAAATGACTTGTGGATCAGAAGAGAATAACAAAGGATTTGTGGCCAAAAATCGTTCGCGTTTGTACGCGTCTATACGACCTGGTAGAAATTCACCAGGGAATAGCTTGAAAGTCTTCGAAACCGAAGACAACCAAGATGACCCATAATGTTCACATAATTCCTCAAATATCCCCGAGACCTTGTACCCCTGAGAGGGACTAGGTGAATACGCTACTTTTCTAAGGAATTCCTGATATAGACCAATAGAGATTTCCTCTACTAATTGGATCTTAAAGAGTTCGAACCATCGCTGATGGCTCAACCTCTTACCGCTTGGTAAGCGGATCGGCCCATTCCTTAGGACACTAGTAAAATCTCGATCGACGGCAAGATCTAGAGGAGACTGATGGGCTTCTAAGAAACCCTGATGCTCTGCTCTAGAAGTGAAGCTTTTAGTTGCTTCGCTTTCCGCTGAAATTACAATTCGTTTAAGGTTGGCAATCATATCTTGGATTGTCAACGATAAACCCTTAGTTTCTTTCAGTTCAAGTTCGAGTCCGATAGACATCTCATTAGATGTTACTAATCTATCCGGCGAAAATCGACCAGGATACGACAACAATCTTTTCGATCTATTAAGAATAGACGTAAAGACAGTTAAAGTCACCTCCTTAGCCCTAGCAATGGCAAGCTTAGAAGTACCGTATCGTTTGAATACGGCCTCTAAGAGACCTGATGTAGGGTGCAGAAGGAAACCTAAAGATATAGCCGTCTCCACAGAAAGTGGATCAGGACTCCGAATTTCTGAAATTAACGACTTATACTTAATATGGCCATAGGCCAATTTAAGGTAAGGGAAAATTCCAATGTGCTGACTGTACCACCTAGAGTTAATTCTCTGAGCAAACACTGTTCGCTTATGAGGACTCTGGGCGGCCAGAACCTCCTTCAACTGAATAGGTGAGATGTTATCATCTCCCAATACAATCTGTGAGGCAAATTCAAAGAACCCGTTTTCGGATTCGAATGATTTTGGCAAAGAAATTGGTATACCTAGGTCCGCCAATACTTGGCGGTACTCCGTAGCGACTGCAAAATTTGCAATCACTACATCATCTCCTAAGATCTGATAATCCCGGAAAATGGGTCCATTACCAGTATTATATCCTACGCGGTACGCCGCCAAGTGAACCAAAAAGTGGTGCACTATAGCGAGTCCTGCCCAAGATGATAATACTCCCATCGGTTGCCCTACGGCATACCGGATGGTTTTCGGTAAGGGAGTTCCAAGTCCTTTAATGTGAGGTAGATAGTAGTCTCTATCTACTAAGAGTTCTCTCCAAGAAGAGAAAGAAGTATTATGTTTAAAGATTAAATCTAAAACATAGGGATATAGCACACTTGGAATCCGGTCAGTAGCGGAAGTAAGGTCCAAAGAACAAAAATAATTAAATGTTTTTGATCGTCGGTCCTGGAGGTATTTCACCCCCGCGCTATGATCGAATGTGCAGTCAGTAGGTATCTTCTTTAAGATCTGGAATATTGAATGATGGAGGGGCCTAAGTGCCCACTGTGTGAGTTGATCCAGTAAAGCAAAGACCCGGACTTTTCCGGCGCTCTCTACTTTAAAGGCAACTTTCCCCCCTTTCGGTTTAAATTTAAAACCTTCCATTAGTTCCAAAGAACGATGGAGCAGGGGTCCCGCCATTTTATATAATACTGATCCAGGAAGAGTAACTCCTACATTATGTAAATATCGGCTCAAATTAATGTAATTAGTTCGAGCATGATAGTAGATATCCAATATCAAACCTCCAATTGAGGGTCTGCTATTAGGACCAGATTTCTGGATGATAAAAGGAAAGACCTTTTTTGTCTCGGCAGGAGCATCAGGAGTACTAGAAATAGACTCCCTCTCCTGGTCAACAGAAAGATTCTTGAAAGAATCCAAGGTGATCTGACGATCACTTTCTGAGATATGAGCATTAATAAACGTCAAGAAGGACTCTCGTCCTTCTGAGGCAATCTTGATGATTGTCTCGTCCGTGATATCTTTTTCCAAGGTAATCTGTTCTATTGCAGAATGATATTGTTTCTCTACGGGGTCAAAATACAGACCTTTGTAAACATAAATAAGACTGAGAATATAACGGATATACCGAATATTCTTTTGTTTTATCTGGTTCCTTATGTATTCTGGTAAATAAGCCGGTATACCGGTGGAATCTAACAACATCTTTTGTCCAAACAGACAAGGGTCAGTTGCAGGTTTCCCAGATAGATAATGCCCCAGATAAACAGCCGTAGACTTCAACCACTTCGTAAAGTGGAGAGGTCCCCACGAATCCAATTGCTTGCT